AAAAAAATACTATAATTAATCTTGGATATGAAATAATATTATAGTATATTTGCAATAGTTATGGTTTGTGCGAACCTTTTAATAACTACTTATTTAGCCTATTGCTGGCGGAGCGCACACTCCAAAAGCATTAGGCTTTTTTAATTTAATTATGGCTAAACTAGGTTATACATGGTACCCAAAGGATTGGGGCAATTCAGATAGTGTTTTCGAATTATCTTTAAGTGAACGTGGATTGTATAGAGAATTTATTGATTTTGCAATGTTAAATGATAATAAAACTGAAATAAAAAAAGATGTTTGGCTTCGTAAATTTTCAGTTTCGATAAATGAATTAAATTTGATTTTAGATAAATTATTGCTGTTAAATCTTATTGAAATTAAAGAAAATATATTATTTATTCCAAGTTGCGAAAGTCGTTTAAACTTAGTACGTGGAGGTAGTATTGGAGGTAAAAAAAGTAAGCCTATACCGAAGCCTATAGTGAAGCCTATACCGAAGCCTATAGCGAAGCAAATAGAAATAGAAAGTAAAATAGAAAGAGAAATAGAAACTAAAATAGAAAGTAAAGTAAATATAAATTCAATACAAGAATATTTTAAAGAATTACCAACATCAACTAATTTTGAATTAATTGCTATTGCTTTAAATATTCCAAAAGATAAATTAACTTTAAAAATTGCAGACTTTAAAAAAACTTCTAAAATTGATTATCTTAACTTTAACGAATTTTGTAACCATTTTAAGAACTGGGCCAATAAAAATAATTCATCTAACCTAAAACTAAAAACTTCATTCAAATGATTCCAGCAAATACAAAATTAGAAGGTCAATTCCTCGGAGGATTATTAATTAATTCAAGTGAATTTAAGTATATTCAGGAACTATTTCACGAAGAACTGTTTTACGATGAAAAAAACCAATTAATTGCTAAAGCTATTTTAAGCTTAAATAACGCATCAAAAACTATCGACCTTATAAATGTATCAAACGAGTTAGAAAGTACGCTTAAAATCAATCCTATTAGCTTTTACGACCTATCTTTGCTTACTAATGATGCTATACTAAATAGGTTCGATGAGAAAATACTTATTTTAAGCGAATTTTACATTAAAAGAAAAATGATGTTTAAGCTTTCAGAACTGTTAGAAAAAACCCAAGAATCAACAAGTGATGTTTTTGAACTTTTAGCAGATAACGAAAAAAATACAAATGAGATATTTAACAAAATTTCTATTAGCAAAACTTTTACAGCTTTAGATTGTGCTATTGAAATGGATCATCATTTAGATAAAATTGATAAGTTAACAGATGGCGAGTTAATTGGTTGTGATACTGGATTTAGTGAACTTAACAAACTTACTTCAGGATGGCAGAACTCCGATTTAATTATATTAGCAGCTCGACCAGGAATGGGCAAAACATCCTTAATGCTTAAATTTGTTAATTCGGTATTAAATCAAAATAAGTCGGTATTAGTATTTAGTTTAGAAATGTCTAAACTTCAGTTATATGCAAGGATGTGTTCACAAATTACATCGATTCCACTTTACAAATTTTTAAAAGAAAAAATGAACCCTTATGAAAAAGAACTTTATAAAAATGAAACCTTTAAGTTATCGAACTCACAATTATTTATTGAAGATAAAAGCGGAATAAGTATTAATTTTATAAAAGTAAAGGCCCGAAAGTTAAAGAGAGATAAAGATATAAGCATGATAGTTATTGACTACATTGGACTTATTGACAAAGGTAATACAAACAAAAGTACCAACGATCAAGTTGCGGAAATATCCGGCGCATTAAAAGGATTAGCAAAAGAATTAAATATACCGATTATTTTATTAAGTCAGTTAAGTAGGGAAGTTGAAAAGCTAAATGATAAACGCCCAATGCTATCACATTTGCGAGATTCAGGAGCTATTGAACAGGATGCTGATATGGTTATGTTTATTTATCGACCTGAGTATTATGGTATTATGGACGATGGGGCTGGTAATTCAACTATTGGTAAAGCAGAATTGATAGTTGCTAAACATCGGAATGGAGCGTTGAGCGATATAATTGTTAACTTTAACGGCAACTGTACAAACTTTTATTGATATGAATGTATTAAGTTTATTTGATGGAATGAGTTGTGGACAACAAGCTTTAGAACGTGCTGGAATAAAAGTAGATAACTACTATGCATCTGAAATTGATAAATATGCTATTCAAGTTACAATGGCTAATTATCCTAATACAATTCAACTAGGTTCAGTTATTAATGTTGATGGATATTCTTTACCAAAAATAGATTTATTAATAGGTGGCAGTCCTTGTCAAAGTTTTTCATTTGCTGGTAAACGTAAAGGAATGAGTACAAAAGATGAACAAGAAATTCTAACATTAGAACATTATTTACAATTAAAAAATGAAGGATTTGAATTTGAAGGTCAAAGTTATTTGTTTTGGGAATATATGCGATTATTAAATGAAATTAAACCTAAATACTTTTTACTTGAAAATGTTATGATGGGAGAAAAATGGGAGAAAATTTTGAGTAAAGCTATTGGAGTAAATGCCATTGAAATAAATAGTGCATTAGTTAGCGCACAAAATAGAAGGCGATTATACTGGACAAATATTGGTTTAGAACCTAATGGATTATTTGGAGATTTAGAAAGCATTATACTACAACCAAAAGACAAAGGAATTTTATTAAAAGATATATTGCAAGATAATCCAAATGCAAAGTATTATTTAAGTGAAAATCAATATAATAAAACATTAAATAAAACAGGTGTAAATCCAAATATAAATGAAGCTAAAATATTAGATGTTTATAATAATAAAATAAAAGAAGATGGAAAATCAATTACATTAACTGATCCTTGTCATAATAATTTAAGATTAATTGAACCTATTATTATTGATGAAAAATATTACATAAGTGATGCAATGATTAATAGAATAAATAGAAGTAATAATGCTGAAAAATGTTTTACAACAAATGATAAATCTTTATGTTTAGCTGCTAGATATTATAAACAAGGTAGAGACAATCAATATATAGTTCATAATACAATGCCAAGAAGTTCAAAAACTGGAAAAGGTGGAACTGGACCATTAAGTAGAAATGATGGTAAGACTTATTGTTTAGATACAGGTTTTACAAATGCTATTGAAATAATAGGATTAACTGAAGTAAGAACTGATGAAGCAAAAAAAACAAGAAAAGCAACAGGAACTAATCCAAAAAGAGCAAAAGAATTAGTAGAAAGAAATGATGGTAAAACAGGTGCTTTATTAACATCGTTAACAAATGATAATTTAATTAAAATAAATGAACTTGAAATAATAGGTGGCGATTTTAGATATGATGAAGGGTTTAGATGGAGAGAAAATGGAAAAAGTCCAACACTTTGTTTAGGTAGTGAAAATGGATTATCAGGTAATGCACTTGCAAAAATTAATAATTCAAGAATTAGAAGATTAACACCAATAGAATGTGAACGATTACAAACAGTTAAAGACAATTATACTAACTTTGTTTCAGATAGTCAAAGATATAAAATGTTAGGCAATGGCTGGACAATAGATGTAATTGTACATATTTTAAACTATATAATATGAATAAGAAAATTAAAGTTAAATATTTAAAATTAGGTAGAGAGAATATATGGGGACTGGCTCATTGCGGACTTAATCTTATCGAACTTGACATTAGATTGAAAGGTAAAAAGCACTTAGAAATATTAACTCATGAAAGTTTACATATATTACTTCCCGAACTGGAAGAAGAAGATATTGTAAAGCTAAGCGTAATATTAACTAAAACTTTATGGTCGGAAGGATATCGGAAAATAGATAATAACAATGATATGCAATTACAAGATGGAAGTAAGTAATATTATCCACAAAAATTAACTTAATGTAGAAATTAACCAACAAATAAAAATATGAATTACGAAAAATTTAAACAAATTATTGATTTGCAAATAGCTCACAATAAAAGAGTAGATGAACTTTATGCTTTAAAAATTGATTTATTAGATATCTTTAATGAAATTGCTCGGGCAAATGAATTGCTTTGGGAAGAACTATTAACCGAAAATGGGGATTATCATTTATGTTTTTATCTATACGAAATGAATGGTATGTATGGAACTCCAGATCTAAACGAGGAATATAAAGATATAAAAGAGTTATACGATT